AAACGGAAGGAGTTGTTTATTAAATGGAACTCCTATTGGTAATGGTGGTAATGTTAATACAGTTTGTATGGGACTTAATGCTGGTAATGCCTCCATGCCGAATAATAATTTCTGCTTTGGAACAAATTCAGGTCTTAATTTATCAACTGCTGGTGGATTTGGGTCTGGAGTACAAAACCTTTGTATAGGAGCAAATAGTGGTAACCTACTTACATACGGTAGAAATAATGTTTTTCTTGGTGGTTCGGCGGCACGATTTACAACAACAGGTACATATAATACTCAAATTGGTTCACAAAGTCAAACCTATCCTGATAATAATATTACTGGTTCATTCAATACAACTATTGGTGCTGATAGTTATATATCAGTTGATGGACTTTCATATTCAACAACAATAGGTGCAAAAGTTGTTGCATCATTTTCAAATACAATTCAAATTGGTAGAAATGTTGATAACACCATTTTTGATGGTACAGTTACACTTAATAATGATTTAATTTTAGACACAGTCGGTTATACACTCACACCTACTATACTTTCCTATTTAGATGGAGCAACAAGTAATATACAAGCTCAGATCAACGCAATATCATCTGGAGCATTTGTTACAACAAATACAATTCAAACCATAACAGCAGATAAAACATTTACTGGAACTACAAATTTGGGTGTAACAAATATAACAGGAACTTCAATTAATACAGGCGTATCATGGATTAATAATAACTTTTTGGTTTCAATAAATGCATTGGGAACTGCTACTACTTTAAGATTAACGACACAAGGATCACAAACATTTATTCAAGCAGGAGCAACAAATGTTTTTGGGTCAACCGCAGATATAGTATTCAGTAGCATTTACTCAGCGACACCTTGGGTAACGATGAATAATTTGGGAATGACGATTGCCGCAAATAATATAACTCTTGGTGCAGGTAATATAAATTTTGGTTCAGGTGCTGGTAGTACAAGTAATCTTATTTGTGGAAATACCACTGCAAAAAGTATTGTATTTACAACTGGTTCAAATACGGTATTTGGAAGTAGTGCTGGAAATGCCATGACAATTGCTTCTGCATCAAATACCTATATCGGTAGTTCAGCCGCTGTAAGTGCTACAAGTTCAGTTGAAAATGTTTGTGTTGGTGCAAGTGCTGGTGCTGGTATCACAAGTGGTTTGGGGGCAAATGTTTTTATAGGTAATTTATCAGGTTTTCAAACAGCAAATGGAACTGGTTCTAACAATGTTTGTATCGGCGCAAAATCAGGGACTGCTATGACTACAACATCAGCATCAAATGTTATAGTTGGGGCATTAAGTGGTTTTGCAGTTTCAACAGGAGTAAGAAATACATTAATAGGTGCCGGCGCTGCTGATTCATTAAATAGTGGTAACGATAATACAGTAGTTGGACAGGCAGCAGGGACTATGATACTTACAGGTTTAAGAAATACAATAGTAGGAGCAAGTTCAGGAAATACCATTACTGGTAGCGATAATATTTGTCTTGGTTCTTCTGCTGACGTACCTACTGCTGCTGGAAATAATCAAATCGCAATAGGAACTGTAACGGAAACTATGTTTATACAAGGTGCTTTTAACTGGCGAGTTGGAGCGCAAATTGTAAGTACCGCAACTGGCACGTTAAACGCAGCTAATTTTAGATTGGCACAATTTTATATTGTAAATATGAGTACTACAGGTCAAACAATTACTTTACCAAATCCAACAACTGCTGCTTATATTGGAGCAAGAGTTACCTTTAAAAGAAAAGGAGTTACAACACCTTTTACTCTTACATCAGGAGGAGGGATAAGTTTTGTTCCTATTGGTTCAATTACTTTGTCAACAAGTCCGCACACAGTAGCAGCAACAGTATTTCAAGTAGATTTGATATCAGATGGTAGTAACTGGTGTATTATCGGACAAACATAAAAGTAGAGCAAAATGTTAAAAATTAAATAAAATAATATTAAGATATATTATATGAATTCTATTGTTCCTTTTGATGAAATTTCAAAAAAAACTGCCGTACGATTTTCTCTGGATATAGCCAAAATAGAATTATCAGTTTCCGCTTCATTTAGAGTTTCACTATATGATTCAGATGATAGATGCATTTCCAATAAATATGTAACTTTAGAAGGACAGGATTATTTGAATTGGGGTTCTGATGATAAATATGTTTTGAATTATATTGCCAAAGCTTTGGGGTTTACTATTATTTCTTAAAAAATTATTTATAAAATATTTATATATTATAAATGATTTCCGAAATACCAAGTGGACTCAAAAAAATGCCTCCTATCAAGGAAAATATGAACGTGTACTTAGATGGTGTTAATCGTAACATTCCAAGTGCAAATGGTTTTGTGTGGTGTTTAACTGGTTCAGGTGGTTCTGGTAAAAGTTCATTGCTTCTCTCAATGTTTAAATCCAATGATTATTATCGTAGCAAGTTTGATAATATTTATTTATTTACTCCTTTAACAAGTTTCCTTTCAGTTAAAAAACATCCATTTGAAAAACACGATAAAGTGTTTCATGAACTGGATTGTGATGTTTTAGAGGATATACAGGATGAATTACTTGCAATAAAAGAGGATTGTGTGGATAATGATTATGAAATGGAAAATTCACTTATTGTTATTGATGACATGGGTGGTGATTTAAAAGACAAACATTTAATTAAATGCCTTAACAGAATGATACTTAAAACACGTCACATCAATTGTTCGTGGATATTTACATTACAATCGTATTATATGTTTCCAAAAATACTTCGTAAACAAATGAATTATATTACCATCTTTAAACCAAAAAACGTGGAAGAGTGGTTATCCATATCAAAAGAAGTATTTGGTATTTCAAAGGATAAACAGCAGTTACTTTATGATTATTGCTTTTCTGAACCATATAATCACCTTGACTTAGATTTAAGGACAAGTAAAATATTTAAAAATTTCAATGAATTACAAATAAAATAAAATAAATAGTAATAATATAAATGCCTATTAAAAAAAGCAAACGAGACAAAAAACGAAAAGCTCGGTTAAGTGATAAGGATATTATTAAACTATTAAAAAAATTGAGACCTAAAACACAGCAAATTGTTCGTGTTAATGTAGGTGATAAAGCTGAAAAGGGTGATAAAAAGGGTGCATCTGCATTTCAACCAAACATTGTACCAGTTCTTACTTATGGACAACCTTTTCAACCTCCTTTTCAACCTCCACCTCCTGTTCCCCCTCCTCCTCCTGCTCGTCCCCTTGCATTACCTCCTGCTTTACCTGTGAGTCAGCAACCCCAATACCAACCATTACTTCCTCCTCCTCCTCCTGCGGCGAGACGTCAAACAAGTTTTTTACTTACTGATACAGAAGCTGAAACTGAAACTCCTGTAAAAGTAAGAAAAACAAGGACAAGCCGAAAAGCTGCGGAAACCGCTGAACAAGGATACATAGTACAACCACCTCGTGAACCACGATTTAAAGCACCACGAGGTTATGTCGGAAGCAGTTTAGGTGCTACTGCAAGTGAACCAAGTTATTTCCAGCCTCCAGTTCAAAATGACCCATATTTACCTTCCATCACTATTTTTGATGATGATGAAAGGGATAATGCTGGAGTAGTATCACAACCTTTATCAAGCGACCAATGGATTGGAACGCCTGAAGGGAGTATTACCGAGTTTCCTGTTGCATCAGAATCAGCAGGAGCTACAGCAGAATTACCACCTTTAGAAACTGTTCCTGCTCCTGAGGAAACATTTGCTGGACGCACTATTGGTTCTCAGTCAAAAGTTGATAAAATAAGGGCTATTTCAGCAGCATCCGTTTTTGCAGAGGAAGAACCTGACTGGACAAAAAATATTAAATTGGGTGAGGAGTTTTTACCTCCTGCTCCTCCTGAATCTGAAATTCGTCCTGCTGCTGCTGCTGCTGCTGCTGCTGCTGCTCCTCTTTTTGAGGGTGAAGTTGACCCTCTTTTATTTAATAGAGTATATGGTTTTGATTACATGGATAAACTTGTTCGTGATGCTCCTACTATTGCACGTGATTTGATGAAAAACGAAATTGTTGAAAAATTAAAAGGTGGTTTCACAGGTGTACCAAAAGAATTTTTAACAAAAACAGGGCGACTTAGGACAAAATTAGACGTTAATCAATTATTTAATTTATATATGGATTTATAATAAGATGTTTATCATCAATATTGAGAAATCACCTTTAAGAAACCGACGATACAGATTATTTTTTATTAATGGAGACCGTATGGATATTGGTTTAAAAAATCACGAATATTATATTGATAATGGTAACAAGGATTACCGTAATTTAATTTATTCCCTTATGAATAAAGAAGCGAGACAAAATATAATAAATAATAAACATGGATTGATATTATATGAAACATTTATATTAAATGGGGCAACCAGAAATTTAATTAAAAATATTAATTTTTATAATAGTTATTTTGAATCAAATACTTTAGGAAACTAAAATTATAATATATTTATAGTATATAAGTATGTTAAACGTTGAATATGAAGAGGAAATGCCCTTTTTACCATCAGTACCTTATTATTTTTATAAAATTACTTGCAACGATATAGCAGTTAAAAAATGTTATATTGGAAAAACCAAATGTATGAAGTCACGTGAAGCAACTCATAAATGTAATTGTAAATTCAGTGATATTAATTTGTATCGCACCATAAGAGATAATGGGGATTGGATTAACTGGAAAATGGAGGTAGTACATAAATGTATTTGTGATGAAATTGCTTCAACTTATATTGAGTGTGCATTGATTAAACAATTCAGAGAAAAAGGTTTAGAAGTTTTAAACAAGCAGTTACCGCAGGAATATCCCAAGCAGGAGTATAATAAACAAAAGTGCAAGGAACACTACAAAATACTTAAAAACTGTGACTGTGGTTGGGTTGGTTCAAAAATGGAGTGGTCTCATCACTTAAAATCAAAACGTCATATTTGGTATTTATCGGATATAGTGTAAATTGAAATACTATTTGTCTCTTATGTTTACTTTTAAAAGTAAAAAATAAACATATATTATAAATGACAACAGATTTAGAAGTTGCTGCATTGCCTTTCATAAGGATTGAAAATATGGATTGTTTAATTGGAATGCAGAGCATTCAAGATAACAGTGTTGACTTGGTTATTTTGGATTTACCGTATGGACAAACTGCTTGTAAATGGGATATTCCAATTAATTTAAATGACCTATGGATACAGTTAAAACGAGTAGGTAAAATAAATACAGCTTATTTGTTTTTTACCACTACAAAATTTGGTTACGAATTAATTAAATCAAATGAAAAATGGTTCAGGTATGATTTAGTTTGGAATAAACAAAAAGGCGTGGGTTTTTTAAATGCAAGGAAAATGCCGATGAGGAGTCACGAAATGATTTATGTGTTTTATAATAAGTTACCTACTTATAACATAAATGAATATCATATTCATACTCCTCCTCGTGTAAAACAGGCACCATATAAAGGTGGATTATATGGTGATGGTGGTGGAATGCTTGTTCAGGCATGTGGTTCTCAATGGAATCCTCGGCTTCCCATATCAATTATAGATTTTCAAACCCCAAAAAATAGGGTTAAACAGTTTCATTCAACAGAAAAACCTATTGGAGTGCTACAGTGGATTATTAAGTATTATAGTAAGGAAGGCGATACCGTGTTAGACCCTACAGTAGGTTCGGGTTCAACCGCTGTTGCTTGTAAATTATTAAAAAGGAACTGTATTGGTTTTGAAATGGATACTACTATTTTTAATATTGCAAAAAAACGTTTGGAAATAGAATAGATGAGACAAAAAGTATTTAAATTTTAAGTTACACGGCAATCCCTATACATAAAAAAAAATTGAAATTATTTTCTTTAAGTAGTTTTATTATATATTATATCAAAACAACTTAAAGCAACTTAAAATAATGGATACTGGAATTACTACAATGGACACAAAAATGGAAAAAGATTTTGAATCAGTAAGATCACAACGAATAGAATCAATTTATAGGTTTCAGGTGCTTGGACGTCAGATTGTATCAACTATTACTATTAAGAAAGATGGAGTGGATGAACATGTTTGTATTCCTTTAATATTTTCTGTAGTAAAACAATGGACAATAATTAAATTAAAATATCCTGAACAAGATACTGAAATGCGGATTAAACACTTACTTGCATATAGTATGATTCTTAAAAGTTTAAATCCATCATTTATCCCACATATATCAGAAGTAGTGACTTGTTTTGCTATAAGTGTTATGAAAAAATATAAATTAGATACACCTTCTAAAATATGTTTTCACTGTGCATTAGAACCAGATATAAAAATGAAAAAATGTAGTGGTTGTAATCTGGCTTGGTATTGCTGTGATGATTGTAACGGTTATGGTTGGGAACGTCATAAACTTGTTTGTAAGTTATTAAATCAGGATTTTATTTAAAATTAAATACCTGCAGACCACGGGCAAAAGCGGAATCCGTAACTTTCAAATTTTTTTTACCTTTTTAAATTAAATCATTGAGACAAATAGTATTTAAATAAAATCTCAGTATAAGTATATATTAAGGAATAATGGAAAAACAATTTATTTGTAGATGTGGTTGTATTACTTATACTCAAACTGAGAGGCGGAAGCATCTCAAATCACGAATGCACTATTATTTTCAGAAGCAATTAGAATATATTAATAATAATGACTTAAATATAATTTCTGTATATAAGTTATATTAAGGAAGAAATGGCAAACTCTGAAGCAAAAAAAAAAGCAAATAAAAAATGGTATGAAGCAAATAAAGAAAAGCATTATCAATGCTGTGTTACTCATATTAAAAAATATAACGAAGAACATAAAGAGGAAATCCTCAAAAAATTAAGAGACAAATATAGATTAAATAAAGAATTCCTTATATTAAGGAATATTGATTTATTTTAATTAATTCATTTTAAATATAATTAATTAAAACAACTTAGAAATAAAATCTCAGTATAAGGTATAATGGAATTAATTGAACGATTACCTTTAAAAGAAATTCACTTTTTGAATGACCTTGATTACAAAACTTTCCGAACTTATACTACCAGCTGCAAAAACGAGGATGAACGTAAACATAAATTTGAAATTTTGAAACATTACTGTAATACAAATATTAAGGCACGTGGTGAAATTAAACGATTGTATAGTTACACTCAGACAACTCCGCTTGAAGTTGGTGGCAGACTTTATTGTGGAAATTCAATTCAGGGGTTACCCAAAGACATTCGTGGTTTTATATTGAGAAACGTTTCAACTGATATTGACATGAAGAATGCTCATCCTGTTATACTTAGATATATTTGTAAATTACACAGTATCCCGTGTCCTAATTTGAGTTGGTATGTTGATAATAGAGACCAAGTGCTTTTGGATTTTGGTATGGAGGGTAAATCCGAATTTTTAAAAGCGATTAACGATGATAAACTCAATAAAAAAATAAAACATCCATTTTTTAAGGATTTTGATAAGGAATGTAAAACTATTCAATTAGAGATGACTAAGTTATCCTGTTATTCACATATAGTACAGTCAGTTCCTACCGTTAGAACTTATAACTGGCTTGGTTCAGCAATTAACAGAATCCTTTGTGTTTATGAAAATAAAATATTGCAAGAAGTTATTAATTTTTGTAATCGTAATCAAATTGAAATATGTTCCCTTATGTTTGATGGTCTTATGATGTATGGTGACCATTATGACGATGATGAATTATTAAAAGGTATTACTGATTTTGTTGCATCAAAATTTGAAGGATTAAATATGGTATGGTGCTATAAAGAACATTCAGAAGTGATTCAAATGCCCGATGATTATGTGATGCCTGAAATAAAACAAAAAGAATTAATTAATACATTTGAAGTAGTATCACAAGAGTTTGAAAAAAGTCATTGCAAAATTATTAATAAATCCTGTTTTATAAAAGAAACCGAATCAGACATTGTTATCCTTTCACGTCAACAAATAGTTACATCGTATGAAAGTATGACATTTGAAAAAAAAAATAAAGATGATGAAATAATTACTGATAACTTTATTAACAATTGGTTAAAAAATAATCAAGACCAAAGATGCTATGAAGATATTGGTTGTTACCCTGATAAAAGTAAATGCCCTAATAATTATTTTAATTCATGGAAACCATTTGCTATGGAATTAGTTACAACTTATGAACCAAAACTTGATGAACTTGAAATTATTAAAAACCATATTAAAATTTTGTGTGGCAACGATGAATCAGTTGCAACATATTTTGAAGCTTGGATTGCACAAATGATACAGTACCCCGCTATTAAAACTGTGTGTCCTGTACTTATTTCAAAGGAAGGTGCAGGGAAAGGTTCATTGATGAGATTGCTTGAAAAAATGATTGGACATAGTAAAGTATTTGAAACAGCAACTCCTTCACGTGATATATGGGGTGACTTTAATGGACGCATGGCTTCAACGTTTTTGGTTAATTTAAATGAATTATCAAAAAAGGAAACAACGGAATCCGAGGGACGCATTAAAGCATTAATCACAGACCCGAAATTAACAATTAATAATAAAGGTGTTAATCAATATGACATTAATTCGTTTCACCGATTTATTATTACAACGAATAAGGAAGAACCAATAAATACTGCAAAAGATGATAGGAGAAAATTTATTATTAGAAGCAGTGATGAACTTATTGGTAATGAAGTGTATTTCACAAAGTTACACGAAATGTTAAGTGATGTGGATATAATTAAAACTTGTTACGAATATTTTAAGGGAATACCAAATATGGATAAATTTGCAAAACTTGCATTACCCTGCACCGAATATCAAGACCAGTTAAAGGAAATGTCTATATCCCCTATTGAAAATTGGATTCAAGCATTAACGTTAGAACATTACTATGAGGAAACAGTTGAATTAATTGATAAACAACAATATATTTTATTTAAAGAATGGTGCAGTAAATGTGGAATTGATTATAATTTATCAACAATGCAATTTGGAGTTAGAATGAAACGCTTATCCATTGATGGTGTAAATTTTGGGAAACATACAAATAAAGGGAGAACCAGAATATTCCAAATTGATAAATTAAAAAAATATTTTAAATTAAATAATGTTGAAGATGAGACAAATGAAAATTAAATTAAAAATGATAATAAGTGATAAAGTTATTTATTATTATTAAAAATGTGGAATACTTAATCCAATATCCTTATACTTAGAAAGTGATGGGTGGTGACGAGTGACGAGTGACAAGTGGATTTTGGTTAGACTATAAAAACAGAAAAAAAAATAAACAAAAGTGAAAAAAGTGAAAAAAATCTTTTTTTTTTCTTGTTTTTCTTTTAAACATTTTTCAACTTGTCACTTGTCACTTGTCACTTTCTAAGTATAAGGATATAGGATTTCCACGTTTTCAATAGCTGCAATATTAGATACATTGAAACTCATGATTACCTTATAAAATAAAATATCAATGACTGTATAGAAATATAAAAAGTGGGGAATTTACGGTTTCGTATATATTCTTTAAAGAAATAATGCAAAACCGTAAAAACCCCACCTTTTTTTTAAAAGTGTGTCCTTGCCATAATTTAGACCCAAATTTAAAGTAAATTTACCAAAAAATTTAGAACCAAATTTAAAAGTAATGTTAAGAGACTTTAACTTAAAAAATAAATAATATATTATTATAATGCATAATGAATTATTTAATTTACTTATATCAAATCAGCAGAAGTGGTCTGATGAATATAAAACACAAGAGCATCGTGCTGCTGAATTACAACGAAAGCGAGTCAAGGACAAGAACTATTATGGAAACTCAAAAGAGTATAAAAGAGCTCGTTATCAATTCCAAAGGGGAATACCAAGTCCAGAAAGTAAAATCCCAACCCAAAACCAAAACAAGAACACACCCGTATTTTGAGAGACAGCATCACTGGTAACATTATACGAAGTAATATTAGTTGTATTTACCATATCAGTTATGTTACTTATAGTTGCATTGGTAATATTAATTAAAATTTCTTTACCACTCCTTAAAAACATTATATAATATAGTTATATAATATTTCTTAATATCTTGTAATACACGCAGGAATAAATCTACGTTCTGGTTCATCATCATTTAAATCCTCTAATTCGTTAAAGCTTATTCCAGCTTCTTTTAAATAGAACTTCTCTTGTATAGTTCGTTTATGAGGCTGTCTAAATAAATAATTATAAAATCTTGGAGGCATTCGTTCTTCAACTTTATTAAGTAAATGTTCAACCATCTGTTCATCACCATAACATAATTTAGACCAATCCATTTTATAACCTTTATCTTCAATTCCATAATTTAACATCTCTAAATTTAATCTAAAATCATGACGACTAACATATACTTCCACTTCATTTTCCACCTTTGAAAAGGTGGAGCCAAATGAACCATCATAAGGAATAACATCAGAGCCATCTATAGCATCTTTTGTCTCATCTTTTGACTCCACATTTGAAAAGGTGGAATCTAAAAAATCTTTATCGGAAATTTTAGAACAAAGTTGGAAACTACTCATATATAATATAAGTATATAATAAAGATGAATCAAACTAAAAATACGTGCAATCTTTATATAGCATCTAAAGACGCCATTACAAAAGTAGCTGGTAGCACAAGCAACTGTATTTTTGATTTTTCAAACTTACCTATTGATGATGGTGATATTTATTGTTCCGTTCAAACAGCACAGATTCCTTGCACGTTTTATAACGTAGATACTATTAATAACTTATTAGTTTATAATGTTAATGGTGGAGCAAATATAAATTTAGTCATCCCTGAAAGTAATTATAACGTAAACACTTTATTAACATATTTATTAACAGTGATGACAGGGTTTACCATCACATATAATACATTCACAAATAAATACACCTTTACTCATGCAACAAATATATTTTCATTTAAAAGCAGTTCAACTTGTTTTGAACTATTGGGTTTTACTGATGGTGCTGATTATAATAGCACTGGTTTAACTTTAACAAGCCTTAACAGTGTGAATTTTTTTACTATTAAAAATGTGTTAATTGAGTGCAGCAATTTAATAACGGTTAATAAACATAGTAGAGCAAGTGATTCAAATGCGGGTATATTAACAAGTATCCCTGTAACAGTATCACAAGGTTCTATTTTAAGTTATTCAAATGTGTTTGGATTAAGTGACCGCATAACAACTGTGAAAAACTTTGCACAATTAAAAATTAGATTACTTGACCAAGACTTAGATTTATTAGATCTAAATGGAGCGGACTGGACTTTAACGATGCAATTAAATTATTAATTAAGGGAAATAATTAAAATGTCTATTATTAATATAAATGGGTCTTGGAAAAAAACTATCAAGCGGTGTAAAAGGATTGGGTTCTAAAGTTACCAAGGGTGTTGAAACACTCGGTAAAAAAATTAGTAACGTTGAAAAACAAGCACAGCGTGGTATAGCCAAGGGAGTTGAAATGGGACAAGGTGCTATCAGAGATGTTGAACGAGGTATTGTAGCAGCTTCAGGAAAAGTAGGAGCTATTAAACAGGGACTTAATACGGGTGCAAGAGTTATTGATGCATTACAAACAACTGGATTAACCAGTATGGTTCCAGGTCTTGGTGTGGGACTTGGTGCCCTTTCAGCTGGATTAAAGTCAGGTTCAAGAGGACTGCAGCAAGTGCAAGATGTAGGAAAGGATGCACGCCTTGCAACTGGTAAAGCCAAAAATCAACTGGCAGGAGCAGGAGCATCAGCAAGTGGAAGGGTTGCAAATGTAGCAGGTAAGGGACAGATGAAACTTGAAAAGTTTGGAGAGCGAAGCAAAGCATTAGAAGCACAATCACAAGAAGACATTCGTAATGTAAGATCTGCATTTCAAGGATAGAAAAAATTAAAATATTTAATAATATTATAATGAAGCCATACATGCAACGTAATTCAGGTTTAGATAAGATAAAAATGGGAAAGCAATTAATGAAGCCCAGTATACTTGCAGCTTCTGTAAAAGTACCAAGTGTAGTAACAATGGGACAAGCCAAAAAAGTATTACAAACATTTAAGGCAATGTAATCATAGTTTAACTATTTATTTATTTAAATATTTAAACAATAATCTTTTCTCACATTATAGAAATGGATAATCCAGAAAATGAACCTATAGCAAAAACACCTTTATTAAAAGAAAAAAAACCAAGACCGCCACCAAGTGAAAAACAAAAAGAAGCATTTAAAAAAGCACGGGAGAAATTAATTGAAAATCATAAAAAAAAGAAGGAGGATAAAATTATGGCTGCAAAAAGAGACTTATTGGAAAAAGAAGGATATGTTAAAAAAGAAGATTTATCTATAGTAAAACCAGTAGAGGAAAATATCCAGTTTGAAATAAATGATAGCAGTGATGAATCAGCAGTTGAACCAAAATCAAAAAAAGTAAAAGAAGTGAAAGTAAAAGAAGTCAAACAAAAGGAAGTAAAGGAAGTAAAGGAAGTAAAGGAAGTAATTAAGGAAAAACCAAAACCAAAACCAAAACCAAAACAAATAGTTAAGGAAGTATCCGAAAGTGAATCCGAATTAAGTGATACAAATAGTGATTCAAGTGAGGAAATTGTAATCATTAAACGAACTAAAAAAAATAAAAAATCACAACCAAAAATTAGAAGAACTAAATCATACGATGAAGAAGAAGACTATGGAGAAAGTGTAGCAACTTTACCAAATTATAATAATTATTTTTTATAATATAAATTTATTTTATTAAGTTATATTATAATGTCTTTACCAAAGAATCTCCTTTATTCCAACAAAGTGGATTCCATGGGTTCTCGCCCTTATACCAGCAATATCCAGTCTCAGAATCAAGTATATACAATGAATGATACAATTGTACTTAACATTCCTTGCAATCGTAACACAGTATTATCCCCTGCTGATTCCTACCTTAAGTTTTCAGTTCAAGCCACTAACGGTGCTGCCATTAACACGTGGACTCGTTTATCCAAGGCAGGTGCCCACGGTTTTTTCCAAAGAATCCGTGTATTCCACGGTAGCACACTTTTAGAGGATATAGACAACGTAAATAATTTGGTGGCTGCTCTCTGCACACACCAGCGTTCCCCCGATGATGTGTTTTATGGTGGCTCTGTGACGGAAGGTTTTGATGAACAAAGTCAAGTATCCATTAACGCTGTTTATAACGTATCAGGACTTAGAGGTGCTCGTATTACCAACAGTGCTTATATTGCTGCTGGTGGGGCTGCTGATATTGCTGCTGGTGCAGTTACCCCTGTTAAAACTTTTTGTATTCCCCTTGTATCCATACTTGGAACACTTGGTGATAAATACATGCCTCTCTTTGCTATGACTGCTTCCCCCATTCGTTTGGAGTTACAGCTTGTAGCCAGTGCCCAAATCCCCCTTGTTGCTTTAACTGCTTTCACTTCCTTTTCCATTACCAACGTTGAGTATATCGGTTCGTTTATTGAACTTTCAGACCAAGCCCTTGCTGTAATCCAGCAATCCCAAGGTGGTGCTCCCCTTACTATGGCTGTTGATAGGTATGCAAATTTAATAGGTAATGCCAACTTGTTGAACGCCGTTACCAATGTCAGTATCCCTGTCCCTTTTAAATATTCCAGTGTCCAAGCCATCGTCGCTACTATTCGTCAACATGCCGCTGGTGTTGTTACCTTTGATGCTTTTGGTTCTAATCATTTTAATTTAAGTGAATACAGATGGCAGTTCGGAAGTGAGACCATTCCCAGCAAGGCAGTTGGTGCTGACTTGTATAACGGCAATCGCCCTATGATGTTCAACTACTATTGCTCCGCCCTTGGTTCCCCTTATTCCCTCACTTACAATCCCCTTATTTCCCTTTACACTTACGACACCCTTGCTGTCCCCGTTGCCACAACTGAGACACCTAACACTACTGCAAACAACTTGACATCCATTGCTGGTGCTTTCGGCATTGGACAGGAGCTCACGTCATACCCCAGTGCAAATGTTGACCAAATGTTTGCTGGACGCAACACCTCAACAGAAGATATTTACTTGAACTTGCAGTTTGCTGCCAACGCTGCTGCCCCTGCTGTCCGCTTTGATGTTTATTGCCTCCATCACGGAGTTATTCTCTGTCAGGACGGACAAGCCTCCATCAGATATTAAACACTTAATACCATAGCCAGAAAGGTAACCTGACAATGTTTAACTGTATATTGTCAATAAACGCAATAAAGGGTTAATAAATGCCCTTTTTAACTGTAAATTGGTTTTAACTTGCCATTTCAAGTTAAGTTAATGTGAATAAACCATGGTTTATTCGTATAATTAACTGTTTAACCATTAGTTAATGACAAAATACAGTTAATCAGCCTCTTTAAACCCTTTTATAAACTATATATTGTTCAACATAACAATATACAGTTAAAACCTATTTAAACATAAACTAAAAATTATAATATTAAACAATTATATAATGGACTTAAGTAAAATATTAAAAGAGAAACGACCAAATGTTACTGAATCAACTATCAAAACGTATAAAAGCTTATTAACAAACCTTTTTAAATTATGTTATGGTAAAGATGGTGATATGACACTTAATCATTTTGATGATGATAAAGTTATATTACCTCATTTAATTGACTTACCTGTTAATTCACGTAAAACCAAACTGGCTGCACTTATCGTGTTAACTGGTAACAAAGAGTATTCCAAACAAATGACTTTAGATATTCAATCATTATTAAATAATAATTTAAAACAGGAAAAAAATCAGAAACAAATTGACAACATGATTAGTCCTGAGGAACTTCAAACTATTTATAATCGGGTTGAGACAAATGCAAAAGTTCATTTACAAAAAAAAGAGTTTAACAATAATGACTTTGATGCAATTCAAAACTGGATTTTACTTGCACTTACAAGTGGACTTTTTATTGCTCCCCGCCGTAGTGCAGATTGGAATATGAAATGGCGGAACTACGATAGTGATAAAGATAATTATGTTGATATTAAAAATTCACAGTTTGTTTTTAACAGCTACAAGACAGCAAAGCTATATGGTAAAACTATGGTTGATATTCCAAAACCTTTAAAATTAATACTTAATAAATGGTTTAAAATTAATCCCACTGATTTCATTTTATTTGATTCAACCAAACAATATTTAGACTCTCCTCAAATAACACATAAACTAAATAATATATTTGGTAAAAAAATAAGTACATCAATGTTGAGACATATTTATTTAACATCTGTTTTTGGTAATGTTGATTTAAAAAAATTAGATGATGTATCAAAGGCAATGGGAACAAGTAAAATAGAAGCATTGCAATACGTGAAACATTAATTCCACCTTTTAAAAGGTGGAGCCAAATAAAGGAGGGGGCGTGGGGGAACGTAGTTCCCTACAGTATAATAGCCAACATGATGATATAAAAGTATTTTATTATTAATGCGGTTATAACGCTTTGAGTTTGCTCGTAGACAAAGTTTGCAAGTTTGGTGTAATCTTTTCCAGTAAAAAAAAACCTATTGATTTTAATTTATTTTTATTTCGTCGCAGCATTGTTGTTTTGGTTATCTTTTCAAAAACTAAATCAACAACCATCTCTACTACACTTGCATTACCATCAAAAAAGTCTTTACATACTTCTACCACCACTTCCTTTTTTATTTCACCCTTTCCTTTACTGGTGAATAAATCTTCCACTATTTGACAACAAAATAATACAACTGAATGGTTTAACTTTAATTCCTCCTTGTTAAATATTTTAAGAGCATTCCTCAATTCAGTGATTGCCTCCACTTTTAATTTCTGATACTTAATTAATTTCTTCTTCTCTTTGTAACCCTTTACGGAACTTAAATTCAAATTTGATTCAACACATAAATGTCCTATTGATAAATCACATTCTTCTGCCTCAATCTTTGCAACAACTTGTTCCTCCTCATTCAACTGTAGAACCTTTTTATCAGAACGAATTATTCTTGGTTCATCCATTATAAAATATAATAATATTTTAAATTTTTAATTAATAATTTAAAATATATTATTATATAAATGAATATTTTAGAAACTATTCCAAAAGCTGGATTTGCTTTAAAGTATAACGATATCAGTGTAAGTGATGTAGTTGGGAATTATCCTGTTACAAATAGTGTAGGAACTATTAACGCAACCAGAACCCAAGCGACATGGTACTCTATTAATTTGGAAAATATGTTGGGTGACTTGTATAATAAATATGATATGTTTAATTTAAGGTTAAACTGTCTTTCATATCAGCAACAAGCTGCTTTTGGTGTTACACCATTTGATAGGTTGGTTCAATTTGCAGTATCAGGGTTGCCTTGGGAAAATAATAATTATAGTACTACCAGAAAGGTTCTGACAGCTGATACTATCCTTGGAATTGCAAACTTGGTAGAAAATGTAGCTGATACAAGTGTTTTTGATAATTCATTTGTTGCTACTTTCAGGAAACAAAAAACTTGTAACATTACAATTCAATTGCAAACGTTAGATGGTCTTGCTCCTCAAGTAGATGCTGGGGAAATATTTCCACGAATTTCTTGGTTTTTTGATATAATTCCAGTTGAGGTGGATAAAACCAAAGCTTGAAAAATAAAATAATTTTATATATATATATGAAATTATTGTCTCAAAAATGTGCACAACTAACAACTTATTTTGTTGGTGGAGAATCAACTTATGTTATAAACATGCGAACTGTACTTGGAGAAACAAATTTTAAAATTGGTGATAAATATAACATTTACTTAAGAGCAGAAATGAATGATGTAGGAGCTATAGCACTCCATGAAAGAGCAAATCGTTTTTTATTATCAAGCAGTTTAATGCGATTCCAAAATTATGAAACACCAGTTGGCAAACAATCATCAAAAGCTGAAATAGTTTCCTATGGTTCATTCCCTATGTTTTTTAATAATAATGTTACATGTAACGCTATTTCTTTAAGTTCATGTGTTTATCATACCTTTATACTTGAGGGTGAAATTGGAACACTTAAGATGCAGTGTCAATCACAAGCAACTAATGTTTTAAGTGCTGATGTATATCCAAATTATTTTTTTGTATTTGATATTTATCATATTACAGATTAAGAGAGAAAAAGTAACTTAATATTTTGTTTTTATTTAATAAAATATTTATATAGTTTATATATAACTAAGATGTTCAATGGTCTTAATAACAAACTTGCAAATGTTCCTACCATAACAGGTCTTTCGGATGTGACAGCTGATTCAGTAAATACAGAAACTTTAATTGTTGATGGTAACGATGTTGGTTCAATAATAGTTCAAGTACCAATTAACACTGCAAATATTACTGCCTTACAACAAGTAACGACAGGACAATCCTATGTTACTATTGGTGATACAACTACATTTGATAATAATGTTACTCTTACTACTGGTAAAACTATGACAGCTGATAACTTTACTGGACTTGCTTCAAATGCATCACAAGTATTGGTAACTGTAAATAATGATGCTACAACTTATTATCCTACATTTGCTTCTGCTGTAACAGGACAAAAATCATTATTGATGGATACTACAACTACCCCTCTATCATATTTTCCAAGTACATCTACTTTATCTGCTACAAATTTTACTGCTGGAACAAATGTGACAACTCCATATATACTTTCATTAACATCTATTACACCTTCAAACGCAAGGAGTATTTTATTAAATGGAACTCCTATTGGTAATGGTGGTAATGTTAATACAGTTTGTATGGGACTTAATGCTGGTAATGCCTCCATGCCAAATAATTGCTTTTGTTTTGGAACAAATTCTGGTCTTAATTTATCAACTGCTGGTGGTTTTCAAAGTGGAGTTCAGAATTTATGTATCGGAGCCAATAGCGGTAACCTACTTACTTATGGTAAACTTAATACTTTTCTTGGAGCAGCGGCAGCAAGATTTACAACAACAGGTTCATTTAATACTCAAATTGGTGGACAAAGTCAAACTTATCCTGATAATAATAGTACTGGTTCATATAATACAACAATTGGTGCTGAATCTTATATAGCAGTTGATGGACTTTCATTTTCAACAGCAATTGGTGCTGGAACTATTGCATCAACATCAAATACAATTCAAATTGGTAGAAATGTTGATA